ATGAATACGCGATCAACATTCGTTGATCGGGCTCATGCCGACAGGCGCCTGGCCGCGTTGCTAAAGCAGGCTCCCATCGAGTTTGCGCGTGCTGTCTACGGCATCAACGACTACGAAAGCGGGCGCACCGACACCATGGCGGCGCGCGAAGTTGTGCGTGCCCAACGTCATGGCATGCCGCTGACCGAAGAGCGTGCCGAGCAGCGCGCCCGCGCTTATCTGCCGACGGTGGGCCAGGAGCACTGTCCACGCTGCTGGGTCGTGTATGGGCAGAAAAGCCCGCTGCGATTCCGTGAGGCCGCTGAAGAGCGGCCGGAGGTGGCGGGTTGCCAGGCGTGTGGCGCGGAGTACGCGACATCGGCGGATTGAGGAAAGTGTCCGGGCTGGTCAGGGTAAACCTTGTCGCGGCGCAGCAAAACCGCTCCCTAGAATCATCCGATGACATGGGCGTCCATGTGAAGGAGTCCGCAGTGCAGAGCAAGAAGTCCGGGGCTAAGCCGGTGCAGCGTGTGATCAAGAAGTACCCGAACAGAAGGCTCTACGACACGGAGACATCCACGTACATCACGCTGACCGAGGTGAAGCAGTTGGTCATCCAGAGTGCCCAGTTCGTGGTGCGCGATGCCAAGACCGGCGACGACCTGACGCGCAGCATCCTGCTGCAGATCATCCTTGAGGAAGAGGCGGGCGGCGCGCCGATGTTCACCGAGCAGGTGCTGGCCAACATCATCCGGTTCTACGGACAGGCGATGCAGGGCTACATGGGGCCGTATCTCGAGAAGAACATCCAGGCCATGACCGAGGTGCAGGCGCAGCTCGCTGAAAAGGCCGAGGGCCTGACGCCCGAGATGTGGTCGCGCTTCATGACCATGCAGTCGCCCATGCTGCAGGGGCTGATGGGCAGCTACGTCGAGCAATCGAAGAATGTCTTCCTGCAGATGCAAGAGCAGATGCAGAAGAACACCGAGCAGGTGCTGGGGGCCTTTGGCATCAAGCGTCCCTGAGTGCAACGCGGTCTTCCGGAAGCGAAGGCTATCCGGCGGATGCCCCGCCGTCACCGATAGCTGGGACAATAGAGGCATATGAGCGAAGTTGCCTCCCCCGAACGTACGACCGCGCCGACCGCCCCCAAGGTCGGCTTCGTGAGCCTGGGCTGCGCGAACGATACTCTAACTAAACCTTAGAGGAGACTCATTGCAATGCACGATACGATCGAAAAGCTGATGGCGGGAGATCAGGCTGTTCCTGGTCACTACGCGACTGCACACGCTCACTGGAAGACGCTGCTTCAGGATATCGACACTGTGTCTGTCGAAGATCTCGCGAAGCGCCTTTCCTCTGCGCAGAGTTGGTTTGAGCGTCATTGCGGCGGCCGTTGGCCGGGCCAGGAGGTGATGGTTTGGACAGGATTCGCGTCGATGTACAGCACTCAAAGTGGCTGGGACGGCAACGAGGCGGCCGGGACGAAGCTGGCCAAAGCATTCGAGGCCAGCATGTGCAGCATCGAGGTTAAGGGCGGCGCGCGAAGGGCGGCCAGGTCCTATCACGTGGATCTCTGACAGCGTCTTTCCAAGATAAAAAGGGCCCGCAGTTCAGGCTGTGTAAATAGTCGAGAAGAGTCCGTTTTAGGCGGTGCTTGACCCCTTCGTCACCTTGTGATCGTGGCTCCAAAGGCCATTAAAGAGGCCGACCAACCTGTGAGAGTTGGTCGGCCTTACTTTTTACACAGCCTGAGTTGCGGGCCTTTTTTCTTTGGGTACGGGGCCGAACGCTCGGAATCAGCCGTTCTGGATCTCGGTTCCGGCCGGCACCTCCTCGCCGAACCTCAAGGCCACGTAAGCACGCATGGCGGCGACAAGTGGCGTCTGGCCGTAGCTCTCGTCAGACAGGAAGCCTCCGGCGGATTTGACTCGAGAATGCCACCCGTCGCCTGGCGCGCCGTTGGGGGCGACGAGCAGATTTTCTCGCTCGATGATCGGGCCTGCCAGTTCCCATTGTTCGCTGAACTTGTGGCGCATGCCGCTCAGACTTCCGTGCATCGTGTCAGCATGCCACATGAGTTCGCCGGCTGGCGAGTTCAGCTTTCGTAGGAGCTTGGGTGCATGTCCCTCTGCCTTTGCAACATAGAAGTCGAGCAGTACGCCGGTGAGTTCAGAGGTTTTCATGGTGCCAATGCTATCGCGACTCGATGGGCTTGCTCAGCACTCGGAGGAAGCCTTTGCCCTTGAGGAATCCGCGGTAGCAGTTGACGGCCACCGCCTCTGCCTCTCGGGCCACGTCGGCGCCGGCGGCGATGACCTGGCCATCGTCGGTCACGATCGCCAGCTTGGCCGGCTTGCCGTTGACCGTGACGGTGAGCCCTTCATGAGAGACCGCGCTGATCACGACGCCCTCGATGGCGCCGGTAGGTTGCGTGCCGATCATGTGGATGCCTCCTGCAGCATGTCTGCCTGTTGCGCCGCTGGCGTGATGATCCGGCCGCCGGTCGACCGGATCTCGCCGGCGGCTTTCTTCACCGCCCGGCTGACCTCGCTGTAGCTGAGCCGCTTCAGCTGGAACTCGTGGAGGTCGACGGCCGCATTGATGTGGTCGAGCTCTTGGTAGTACAGGGCGGTGGCCTTCCACTCGCCGCTGGCCATCGCGCGCTGCTCGATGCCGTGCAGGGCGAGCTCGGCGCTGCGGAAGTGCTCGCCCAGGCCTCGCACGACGCCCAGCTGCTCGATGGCCTGGGCCACGTTGAGCGCGCTGGCCACGATCGACCAGTCGAGTTCGGTGGCCACGCCTTCTCGCAGCGCTCGAGCTGCAGCGCGCAGCGGGTCGAGCGTGTTCGCGAGCTCCGCCGGCGTCAGCAGCGTGGCGCCGTTCCTGGCAAGACGCATCGGTGCGAGTGATACGCGGCGTGGTCGACGGGGAGGGCGGCCGTGCGTCATGACATTGCGGCCTTGTTTTTGGCCTCGGCCTCGTCCAGCATCGCCCGCAGATCTGCGTCGGCCTGCTTCGCCCAGTCTTTGCCGTGGCGCACGTAGCGCGTCAGCAGGAAGTGGATCACCGCGGCTTGCTCGTGCTCAGCCTTCGTCTTGATTTCGACGTCACACAGGCGCAGAGCTTGGGCAAGTTGGATGCAGGCGAAGTTGGGCCGGCCGAGGATGGCGATCAGGTCGTCATTGAGGATCGCGAGACCGTGCGCGTTCGAGTCGGACAACCGATGGATGCTGACGTGCGAGATCTCGCCGACATCGCTGGCGAAGTGGTACGCCACGCCATCCTCATCGGCAATCCATTGGTCAGGGTCGGAGAACATGGCCAGCCACTCCTCCCACTCGTCGCGGTTGGCGGCCTCCGGATCGTCGACGATCGCGCCGGTGTAGTCGATGGTCTCGCTAGCGAACCGGCGAAGCAGAGCATTCCACCCGTGCACCACGTAAGCGGCGGCACCCTCGCCGCTGAAGGCGAGAACGAACGAGGCGTCAATCAGGCGTTCGTTGGGGACCGGGGTGATCAGTCCTTCCATCACAGGCCTCCCTTCGGCGCCTCGATGCCCGGCCGCATGCTGGTGCTCTTGCCTGTCACGTTGCGATGCCAGTTCAGCAGGGCGGCACTGCTGCTCACGATGTGGTGCAGACCTTTCTCATGGTCACCGGACCGGAGCGCTGCGAGAGCTTTTCCGCTGAGATAGCCCAACAGCCAGAACCAATCCTCCGGCTGCTTGCCGGCGTCGTGTGCGGCCGACCAGCGCTCGACCTGGTGTGCAGCCTCCAGCTCGGTGGCGGCCATCCAGTCCTTGGTGTGCGGAGTGTTGATAAGAGCCCGCAAGCGCTGCAGTTCATCGCGTTCGGCATTTGTCAGCGTGGGCTCGGTGGCCCCTACGCTCGCCGCTGCATAAACCTTCATGCCGACAGAGATTGGAGGGGCATCCGCGGCCCACTTGATCACTTGCAAGCCATCTTCGCCCGTCAGTGAGGTGGAGACGACTACCTCGCCGATGGGGCGTTCCGGTGCAGATGTGGCCTCGAGCCAGTCGCGAGCGTCATCCCAGGCTTGGCACAGACCGATGTAACCGCGAGTGCCGCGCAGGCCTCCGAGTCTCGCGAGAGCCGCCTCGTTCCTGAAGACGCGCACGGCCTCGACAAGGGCCTGCAAGAGTACCCACGCCTGAGTGATGGAGCCGGGTTGAACTGCTGGGGCCGGGAGGCGCTCCTTGTCCGCGAGATCCTCGTCGACTTCGGTGGGGCCCAGGTATTGCGCTCCCTCATCGGGGTAGTCCGTCAGCCAGGCATAGAGGCCTGGGGAAAGACCGGGTGACTCCGCTGCGATTGTCACCTCCGCGTCCTGGCCACCGAAGAAGGCCAGCAGCGCCTCTGCCTGCCTGAGCGTGATCTTTGTGGTCATGCCAGCACCTCGAGGCAGTTGTTCTCGAAGTGGGCGAAGGCACCGACGATGTCTCCTTTGTCGAGCGGTGGGAACCTGACGCCCCAGCCATCCTGATCGCACGTCTCCACCGTGCCGCTCCGCCAGAGCAGCTTGTCCTGGCCAGGAGCGATGCCGGTGCGAAGGATGCGCACCTGGTCGCCGATCGTCGGCAGGGCCGCGTAAGGCTCGAGGTGGTCAGCTTCGACGACCAGGAGCTCGTGTCTACGCTCGCCGTGCTTCATGTGGACCCGGCCGTCGTCGCCGAGGCCGAACACACGTCCGACACGGCCGATGGATTTAAGGAACTTGCCACCCGGCCCCTTGCTGCCGGCCTTCACCTTGACCAGTTGGCCGATGCTGAAAGTAGGCGCGGGCGCGGCAGGTGCCGCGCCTTTCTCTTCGTTTGCGCCGATAGGCGCCTGGCTCTGGCTGTTCTTCTCGTCCTCGTGCGCCTGCAGCGCATCGGCGATATCACGCTGGGCCTGCTCCTTCGAGATCTTCTTCGCGCGTGGTGCTTGCGCCGCAGGCGGGGCGGTCGATTTTTTTGCCTTCTGCCCCTTCGCGGGCTTCGGCGCGGTCTTCTCCGCTTGCTTGGCCTGGGCTTCAGTCTCGGCCGCGCGCTCCTCGCTCTCGATCTCGCGCTTGGCCTCGGCCTTGACCTCGGCGAGGTCGACCTTCGTCATGTGCAGAATCTCGTGCAGCACGCTGCGAGGGCCTTGGCGCTTTGCATTCTCGGGAGACCATGCGCGATAGCGCTCGGCGGCCAGGTGCAGCATGAAGCGCAGCAGCAGGCGAGGGACCTCCTCGTCGGGTGTTCTCGCGATGAGCTTGCTGATGTCGCCCTTTTTCTCGCCGAGGACGGCCTGCAGCGCCTGGGACGCTTCCCAGTTCTCGCCATCTTCATCGATCATCCATGCACGCAGAAGGTCCGGCGTGCCGGCGGCGGGCTCGCGCTGTAGGTACTCGTCAGCGAGCTTCAGCGCAGTGGCCTGCCAGCGGACCTCGAACTCGGGGCGTTCTTCGATGGGAAGCTGGGCCTGCTCGGCCTTGTTCTTGGCCTCCGCAGCCGCTTCCTTCTGCTTGCGTTTGGCAGACCTCGTGAGGTTGTTCGTGCGAACGATCTTCTTGACCTGGTCGATCGGCAGGACTTCGACGATGTCGCCTGTCTCGGGGTGTTTCGCCAGCACTGGCTCGGGGCAGTGTTTGCCGAGCGCTTTGCGCAGGGTCGGCCCGTCGATTTCGAGGCTGTAGTCCGGATAGCGGTCCAGCAGGTAGTGTCCGCGCAGCCATTCGTTCGAATCGGCCTTGAGCATGCCCGCCGCTTGCTCCTGGTCGATGACTTTCTTGCCTTCGCGCTGGGCTTCTTCGAACCGCCGCTCGGCCGTCGTCTTCTCCTTGTCTTGGTAGCACGTCGGATCGGTGCAGATGTCTGCACTCTCGACGTCGGCAAAGAGGTCCGGGTTTGCGCCGGTACGCTTGGGGCAGTCTGCGCATGCGCCGGCGCTTTCGCACAGGGTCGCGTCCTTCACATCGAAGGGCGCACGCTTCAGCGGCAGCATGACGTTGGTCTGCAGCCACTCCTGGAATTCCTTGACGTTGAGAGCCCGGCCGTAGTTGTCGGAGCCGGTGGCCTGGCCGAGGGCCTTGATCTGCAGCTTGTCGACCGGAATGCGGGCGATCAACAGCGCCTTGCTGGCGTCGATCTGGCCGCGTCGAAACGCTTCTCGAGCGGCGGGGTTGAGGTCCAGTAGCTTGAGGCGGGCGTAGACATACTCGCGACTCTTGCCGACTGCAGCGCCGAGCTCTCTCTTCGGAATGTCGGTCTCGGTCACCAGCCGATGGAAGCCTTCGGCCTCCTCAAGCTCGCTTAGATCGACGCGCTGGAGGTTTTCGATCAGCTGGATCTTGAGGACCTCTGCGTCCGTCAGACGGCGAGCGACTGCCGGGACCTTCGACATGCCGGCCAGTTTGCTGGCACGCCAGCGCCGTTCGCCTGAGACGAGCTCGTGTGTCTCGCGCTGGGTGCGGCCCAGCTTGCGGCTGGTTTCGTCCAGCCGCGAGGCCGGCAGCGGGCGCACCAGGATCGGCTGATGGATGCCGCCCGCTCTGATGCTCTCTGCCAGCTCCGCGAGGTCTTCATCGTCGAAGACGGTACGCGGGTTCGTGAGGCTGGCGACGACCGCGTCGACGTCCAGGAGCAGGAGCTCGCCTGCATCTGTTTGCGCTGCCGCGAGTGCTGCGGCTTCAACCGTGGATTCTTGGGACATGGAGATCTCCGCGGCTGCGGCCGCATCGGTGGGGGTGGATGAAAAATGGGCGCCGGTCAGGTTCATGTTTTTCTCCTGAAGGCTCGGGTCAGGTCGCCGTCGACTGCGTGGCCACGCTTAAGCAGCGCACGCGCGATGGCGGCTTGTTCCTTGTGACTGGCGCCGGCCTGGCGCACCAGGCCGAAATAGCTGTTGCCGGTCGTGTAGACGTCTGCAGGCGCTGCCGCCTCGATCCGGCGCAGTGCGGAGCGCAGGGTGCGCGGCCTGGTGGTGCGACGCCATGGCTTGATCAGGTGGCCCACGAAGTCGATGCCGCGCGCCACGGGCTGCAGGATGGTCTTGCTCGGGTTGAGCTGCAGGTGGAGTTCCTGGAGCTTCGCCTCGATGCGCTCGCGTGCCTGGTTGAGCCACTGCGGATCCGGATGCACCATCACGAAGTCGTCGACGTAGCGGACGTAGTGCGGTGCCCGCAGCTGGTGCTTCGCGAACTGGTCGAGGTCATCGAGCAGCACGTTCGCAAAGAACTGTGAGCTCAAGTTGCCGATCGGCAAGCCGTGGCCGTCCGGTGCATTGAACAGGCTCTTGTGTGGTGGCACGAGGGCGAGTTCGTGCGGCCGAGACCGGACCTCGACCTCTTGCCGTGGGTCGTGCATCAGCAGGACCTCGGCCAGCGATAGCCACCATGGTTCCGAGACTCGGCGCGCGAGCTGCTCGCGCAGGACCATCTTGTCGATGCTCACGAAGAAGTTCGCAAGATCGCATTTCAGGTAGTACGCCGGCCGGCTCCAGTTGCGCGTGACGCTGCGCACCTGGTGCTCGAGGCGCCGGGCCGCGTACAGCGTGCCGCGGCCCGGGATGCAGGCGCAGCTGTCGGCAGTGAAGGCGGCATGGAAGCGCGGCGCGATGCGGTTGTACAGGAGGTGATGGACGATGCGGTCGGGGAACCGCGCCGCCCAGACTTCACGAGGGCGCGGCCGTGTGATTACGAAGCAGATCGAGCGGCCGGGCCGATAGCGGCCGCTGGCCAGCTCGTCGTGCAGTTGGTAGAGATTGCTCTCGGCCATCGCCTCGAAGGCCTGCGCGCTGGCGCTGTTCCGCTTTGTGCGCCGGCAGTCGAGATAGGCGTCGATGAGCAGGGGGAACAGGTTGGAATCTGCGGACGGCAACGGCGCAACCCTCGTAGCTCTTGTGGTTGTTGTTCTGGTTGCCGTTGTTGAAGTTGCAATTCCAGGCGTAGGAGGCGCGCCCGTCGCGCTATGTAGGCCGTCCCGCCGAAGGCCGAGGCCGATCAGTGGGGAGGCTGCACCGGACGCGGCGCGCGCAGGCGTGCCCGTATCCGTCTCGTGCATGTCGGTGGACTTGTGGTCCAGCGGCGCGACCAGATTCACTATGCGCACGGGCGTGAGGGCCTTGACCGTCATGCTGCAGGCGCCCTGTTCTTGGCGTTCTTGAGCCACCCGCCGGCCTGCTTTCCGATACTGCCCAGCAACTCGATGGACTCGGCCCAAAGCTTCGGAGAGAGGTGCTTGCGATTGAACGTCACGCGCAGCATCACCGTCACGGCGCGCTGCTTCGTGAGCACCTCCTCGAGGTAGGCCGCGCGCGCATGCATGTCGTGCTGAGCGGCGTTGGCGAGGGCCATGAGCTCGAGCAGGTCGACACAGTGCTGCGTGATCTTTTCGCCCAGGATGCGCTTGAGGCTGCGCGGCATCTGCTCCTGCACGCTCACTGCGAGATCGAGCAGCCGCATGCCGGTGCGGTGGATGGGGGTATCGGAGTGCATTGCCATGGGTGGGCTCAGCTCAAAAGGATTGAAGGACCGAAGGGTTCAAACCCTGCGGACGGCAACGGCGCAACCCTCGTAGCTCTTGTGGGTGCTGAGCTGGTTGCCGTGGAGAAGTCGCAATACCAGGCGTAGGAGGCGTCCTCTTCATGTGCCTGGCTCGACCAGTGCCATGCGGCCTCGAGGTGAGGCTTGCAGTTCGCGAAGAGCAGCGCCTGTTCCTGGCGGTCCGGCAGGACGCCGCCGACTTCGGTCGCCCACTTCATGGCGTCGTCCCAGTTGAGACGCTCACTGGGGCGCGCCGCCATGAGGACCAGGTGGTGCTCGATCCGGCCGGTTTCGTCGAGCACGGCGCCGGCGTAGTGCTCACCGGCGCGCAGCTCGATGTGGGTCTCGGGCGTCGTGATGGTGGTCACGATCGCTTCCGCGCGGAGCTGCAGCTCCTTGATCATCTTGTCCAGCTCGGCCTGGCGGGCCTTGACGGCTTCGAGTGTGGTGGTCATTGATGGGCTTTCGGAGAAAAGGACTGAAGGACTAAGCGGCGAGGGGAATCCGGCGGACGGCAACGGCGCAACCCTCGTAGCTCTTGTGGCTGCTGGTCTGGTAGCCGTGGCCGAAGTGGCAATGCCAGGCGTAGGAGGCGCCATCGGCTTCACAGGTCCAGTGCCAGCGAGGCGTGAGCTGCGGCTTCAGATTCGCGTAGAGGAGGGCGGCGACGGGGCGGGAGGGCAGTTCGCCGCCCTGTTCGGCGGCCCACGCCATCGCGGCTTTCCAATCTACGTCCTGGGCCTTGGCGGGCAACAGGACGACGGCGACATGCTTGCCGTCCGCTGTGCTGGTGAGGCCGGCGAAAGCGCCTCCCTCGAGTTGGTCGCCGATGGGCGGCAGCGAGGCGAGGGAAACGATGGGCGTGGTTGCGGATTCAGCGGGCACGATGGCTCCTTTCAGTGGTTGAGACGGGGGAAGAGGTGGCCGGGGCGGCCGGAAGGGTGTAGGCGAGGCAGCGGCCCTTCTTGACGCGAGTCAGGAGGCCGGCTTCGAGGCAGCGGGCGAGGCACGTGGCCACAGAGACGCGCGGAGCGCTGAAGATCGCTTCGATCTCGTCGCAGGTGTATGCGACGCCGGCGGGCATCGCGCGCAGGTCTTGGATGACGGACTCGGCGAGGCTGCCTGGCCGGGGCCGGTAGCCGTCGGCGCCCTCGATGGGCGCCATCTCGGGCGGCGTGTGGAGCACTTCCACCGCGGCCTCGGCGCATTCGGTGGGCTCGGTGACTTCCGAGACGCTGATCCGGGCCCGCGTTGAGACAACGCGTCGCGTGGTGCTCGTGGTCAAGATCGGCGGCGGCGTGGTCGTTCGGCCATTGAGCCTGCTGGGCAGGCACATGGCGTCGTAAGCGCCGGCGCGCGGGCAACTGGGGAGGAGCTCGGCGCCGTCGTAACTCTCCGCCGGATGAACAGTGCCGGCCGGCCGCGCGTAGGGAACGCGCTGGGTCGCATATCGGTCATTCATCGCTTCGAGCTCCCTGAGATCGACCGGCCCAGCTCGGAAAGATCCTGCAGCACGTCGCGTGTGCGGCGGTAGACCCACATGCTTGCGACGATGCCGAATGGACCGCCGGCGCGGTAGGCCGCGATCTCGATGCCGTTGGCGTCCGGGGCAAGCTTGAAGAGCACCAGGTTGCAGGCGCCGATCGCACCGCTGTTCAGGAAGGCAGCGACAAAGTGCCCGTTATTCACAAGCTGGCTCTGCAGGCCGAGTGCGAACACCAGGCCGAAGGTGCTGAGCAGGAGCCACAACGCGCTCATGCTTGCCTCGCGCGCGTGCGGTGCACGCTATCGATGTCGACGCCACGGGAGGCGCTGTGTGCTTCGTCGTCGCGGCCGAGGGCGCGGCTGGCTCGCTCACGGACCTCGCCGGACACTGCGTGGCCCAGACCTTCCGCGTCGATCAGGTCCAGCGCGAGCGCCACGGCCGGCACCGATTGGGCGTCGTAGAGCACCTCGGCCCCGCGCTTGAATGACGTGCCCAGCAGCTCCATGGCAAGGCTCTGCGCTGGGGTGACTCTCTGGCCGATCGTCGGTCGATCAGCGTCGGTACGGACGCTGACGCGGCCGTCCTCGAGGTCGATCAGGGTGATGGTGGTCGTTGCCATCACGCCTTGCTCCGCACGTAGGCGAGTGCTTCTTTGAGCGTGAACACGCGGCGGTCATTCGAGAAGCGTGCAGGCACCTCGTTGGTCAGGTAGAGAACGCCGATGGTCTCGCGGTGCTTGCCGTCCCAGCAGTCCACGAGTCGATCCAGCCCGAAACCTTTGAGGAGCTTCTTGGCGTTCCGCGTCTTGCCGCATCCGGGCGGGCCATACACGATGACGGACTTCATGGTGTGCTTGGCGACAGGGGAGGGCGCTTGCCGGGTGTACGGAGCGCGAGAAGTGACGTTGGTCATGCGAGCCTTTCAAGTGGAGGGAGTGAGCTCGACGGCCTGGACGTGCGGCAGAATCGTGCGCATGTCCTTGAGGCTGGCGAGCAGGGTGACGGGGGCCCCCTTTTTCAGGGTGGCGGCTTTCGCCTCTGCGGCCTCGCGGCCGGTCTCGGGATAGACCTGCTCTGCGTGCAGCGTGCGCCCGTGGCCACCGTGGGCTGGGCGCACTTCCATGCATAAGACCGGCAGCGCAGAACTGCCGTCGCGTGTCATCTTCACGCGCACCTCGGCGGCTGCGGCCATGGTCCCGTGCAGTTCGAAGATCAAGCCCTCGACCGCCTGGGGAACACAAGGGTGATTGCCGAACATGTCGGGCTCAGGAGCCTGTGCAGACGTGTGCACAGTTGCTGCCGTCATGGTGTTGGCCCTCCGGCGCCGGCGGCCAGCGACACGAGCACGACGAGCAGGACCGCCAAGGCCAAGATCTCGATGGCACGGGCGGCGGCCGCGCAGAACCAGTCGAAGGGCGTCGAAGCCTGTTCGTCTGTGGGCGCGAGGCCGTAGAGCGTGCGCGTCGAACTCGTCAACTGCTCGTGCCGCTGCACAAGCTGGTCGAGCTCATCCCGCAAGAGGGGGCGCTTCACGGCGGGCCTCCGAGCATGTAGGCGATCGACGGGAGAAGCGCGAACAGGAGGAACATGAGCACGGCGAAGCCGGCCTGGGCGAGTGCTGCGGCGCGGCTCACTGCTTTTTCTCCGGTGCGTCCTGCTCGTGGGACGTCGAGGTAGAGGGCTGATGCACGGCGATGGCAGGCGTGGAACCTTTCCCCGGGTCGGCGAAGAGATTGGCGATCAGCGTGAGGGCGTCGAGCGCCCAGCTCAGGGCGTCGCCAGCGATCGGGCGGCTCATAGCGCCCCGCCTTCTTTGAGGGTCCACACGATCAGCACGGCGAGCACGAGCTCGACGGCCAGGAAGATGAGGAAGAGGGTGCGCGGCTTCATGCGTGCAGCCCTCCCTCGATGGCCGGCACGATGACCAACTGGCCGCCCATGGTCAGACCCGGCATGCCGCCGGCGTCGTCGGCCGCCTGGTTGTGCATCTCGATGGCCTGGTCATGCCAGAAGTCAGCCCTGTCCTCTGCACCGGCCAGGCGGCGCTCTGTCTCTTCGAGGCGCGCGGCCAGGTCGGCGGCAAGCACGCGCAGGTGCTCGAGCTCCCACCGTTCAAAGCGTCGCTGCAGGCTCGCGGTCGCTCGCGTGTGCTGCGCGCTCACGATGCGTACCTCCAGTTCGGCGCATGGTGATAGCGTTGACCGCCGCAGATGCGAGCCCATCTGTTCCAGATGCCTGGGCCGGCGCCCTTCGCCACCACAAAGCGGCAGTCGCCGGGATACGAGGGCCAGCCCTCTTTGGGCGTGTTTTCTCTAGCCGGCGTGGCCTGTGCACCCGTGATGCGGTTGGCTGGACCTTGAGCGATGGCTGCCCGCGCCGCCGCCCATGCAGCCGGCAAGCGTCGTTCCAGCTCGGCCTTCATTTCGGCCGCTTCGGCTACTGCGGCCGGCTCTCGCCTGATCGCGCAGTCTCGGCGCTGCTTGCGGCGCGAGTAGCTGGCCTGCAGTTCTTGCAGAAACAGCAGTTCGATGAGCGCTACACGCTCGGCACTCACAGGCCGCCTCCGAGGAAGAGTAGGCGGCCGCAGCCGGCGATCGCCGCCAGCACTGTGGCGATGCAGATCAGGAGGACGGTGCGCGGGGTCATGCCTGCCTCCCGGTGGGCTCGGAGTGGGCGGCGCGTGTCCCGACATCGAACTCTGGTGGGTCTGCGAGGCCAGCCATCAGCAGCGCTTGGTGCTGCGAGTAGCCCTCATCGCGCAGGTCGATGTAGCGTTGTGCTCGCTCCGCGTCGCAGCCGTATCGCTGCATGACGTTTGCCACGGTGCGGATCACGATGCGACCTCGACCAAGTTGCCGAAGTCGTCGGCCACACCGTGCCCCGATGTGCGCCAGAGACGGCCGTTTTCATCGAAACGTTGCGTCGACCAGTAATACAGGCCCCGTCGGCCGTGGTGGCCGTGGCGCTCCAGGGTGAACGCGACTTCCTCGGTGCTGGCGTGCATCGCGTAAGCGAAGTCACTGCCGATTGGGACGCGCGGCGCGGTGGTATCGGGGATCTGCAACTGCAGCAGGCCCGGGCGGTTAGCGCGGCGCAGTTGCTGAAGCAGTGGTGCCACACACTGCTCGGGGTCACCCTCGAAACCTTCGAGGAAGCCGATGCACCGGTCGAGCAGTACACCGATCGATGTGGGCGCCACGGATGCGGCGGGGAAGGAAATGACCATTTCGGCCTCCGTCTGTGATGACGGGCCGGATTCTACAAATGTAGAAATGCTAGTGTCAACAACTGTAGAAAATGAGGCCGCAGCGAGGCGACCGCAAGTCAGTGATCAACGCGGGTCGAAGAGGGTGAACTGATAGATCTTGGCGCTGGGGGCGTTAACCGGTCGTACCGGTCTTGCGGCTTTTTCGAGGCGAGCGATTCGCGTCGATCAGGCCTCTGACGTATGCCTCTACGAGCCCGTGGTCGGCGTCGCTCAGGCCGCGCCACTCATGAGGCGTGATGCGTTCGAACGGCCATTGGGTGATTGGCGACGGGCTATTGCTTGGTTTGGTCGGGGAAGGAGCGTTCGGGGTAGCGCCAGCGAGCAACGCGGGTAGATGGTCTACGCTCTCGTCGAGTAGTTGCTCCAGAGAAAGACCGAGTCCGCGGGCCAAGGCGACTCCAAACTGAGAGCGGCGGCTGTCGCGTTGCTCGATTGCGCTAATGGTGCCTACATCGACTTGAGACTCTTCGGATAGGCGTTCCAACGTCCAGCCGAGGCCAGAGCGGTAGTGCCGAACCTGTTTGCCTAATGCCATGGGGCAACGTTAAACAGTTGTTGATCTACAAACAAACACAGTTGTAGATCTTGCACTTCTACAACTGTAGAATGTCGCGCATGGATCAATCTCAAGTCGTAGATCAGGATGCGGCCGAGCTTCCTGTAGTTGCTCGAGCCATCGACGCCGCTGGTGGCCCAGCAGTTCTGGCGCGGCGGCTCGGCGTCACTACGCAGGCCGTGTGCTTCTGGCGTGATGGCCATCGCGCCGTGCCGGAGAAGCATGGGGCCGAAATCGAAAGCGCGTGCAATCGCGCCTACACCCGAAAGGACCTCTGGCCGGACACCTGGCAACGCATCTGGCCTGAACTGGTCAAGGGCGACGCTACGGCTGTCGAGAGTGAAGGTGCCCGACATGAGGCAGCCTGATCGACCGAGTGCGAGGCCTACGTTTCTCCCCGCCGCCGCAATCGTCGGCGTGCTTGCCATTTCCCAAATCCCTCCTCCTTCGCCGTGCGCGGGAAGGTGCACGGTGTTGGGTGCGCCGAGGCGGCGGGGTCTTTGTGTTGTCGTCATGGCGGCAGTTTCGTGCGCTGCAGCATGACCGTCAGTAACTACGAAAGAGAGCCGTCGTAATGGCCATGGATGTGAGGGTCGCCGCGTTCAACGTGGCGCATGACTTCGAAGGCGGTGTTGTCCAGCTCGCCCCGCAGATCGGGAAGAACCACAACACGCTCAATGCCGAGGTGGCTGGGATCGGGAGCGCCAAGCTCGGCCTCCTCGACGCAGTGAAGATGACGCTGCGCACCAAGGACTTCCGCATCCTCGATGCGTTCAATGCGACATGCGGGCGGATGTCGATCCCATTGCCGGAGATGCTGGACGTCGAGGGCGATGACTGCATGCGTGCGCTGGCCGAGTCGTCGCGCGAGTACAGCGAGCTTGTCGCCAGCACCTGCTCATCGCTCGCCGACGACGGATGGGTCTCGGACAACGAGCTGAAGAAGCTCCAAACGGAGGCAGGACAGGCCATCAGCGCGATCAATGCGCTGATGGCCGCAGCAGCGAGGCGCAACCAGTCGGGCAAACCGAGGGGGGCGGCATGAGGCCGGTGGGGGAGGTGCGCGAGGCCCTCTTCAACGCTGCGCTCGTGCTCACGACGCCCGAGCGCGCGCCGACGCTGCTCGAGCTCGCCCATCACGCGCGTGTTGGCTATGCTGCCGCGCGTCGCACAGTCTCCAACATGCGCAGGGCAGGGGTGCTCGAGCCCGTGCGCGACCGGGAGGTCGACTACCGGCACAAGCCGGTGAAGGAGTACAGCCCGTGCAGGCGGCGTGGCGTTCCCTCCAGGTCTTCATGCCCTTTGGGCGACGCGATCGCAACCTGGCCCACGGCGGCGGTCTAGAAGATGGCCGACCAGTCGAAGAAGCTGCCTGATATCAATTTCGGGGCGCTGGGTAGGGCGCTGCTCGCTCGTGCGGCGGATCTCGTAGCGCAATGGTTGCCTGGCGGCACGCGTAGAGGCGACGAATACGTCTGTGGGTCGCTCGCTGGCGGCGCTGGCACCAGCTGCTCTGTCAACCTGACGACCGGGGCCTGGGCCGATTTCGCTGGCGATGATCGCGATAAAGGCGGTGACCTCATCAGCCTCTATGCCGCGATCCATATGCTGGACAACGGCCAGGCCGCGCTGCAGCTTGCACGGTCGGAGGGGTTGGAGGACGTGGCCGGCATCGTGTCGCGAAGGGGCGGTGATGCACCTCCGCCGCCGCCCCCACGCCCGCCAGCACCGCCGGCGTCGCGACCGAAGGAGTCGGAGGGCTGGACCACAGTCATCCCCGTGCCAGCCATCGCGCCACAGCCGACGTTCTGGCACTTCGAGCGCAAGGTGGAGGACATCCTTCACAAGGCGGCGTACTACGTCGGGGAGCATCTGTTGGGCTACGTCGTTCGTTTCCGCACGAGCGACGGTGGCAAGGAAACGCTGCCCTATACCTGGTGCACGAGCGCGCGTGATGGTGGGTCCAAATGGCACTGGCGCCAGTGGGACGTGCCTCGGCCGTTGTACTACCCTGGCCGACAGCACCCCGACGGGCGCACAGTCATTTTGGTCGAGGGCGAGATCAAGGCCGAAGTACTGCAGGCGCTGCTCGAGCGGCACGCTCCGGGTGTGTACTGCGTCGTCAGCTGGCCGGGTGGCAGCAAGGCCTGGAAGAAGGCCTCATGGGCATATCTCAAGGGCTGCACGGTTTTGCTGTGGCCCGACTGTGATGCGAAGCGCGTGTTGCCCACGCCGAAGGAGCGCCAAGCCTGTGCCGATGACGCGGCGCTGGAAGAGCTCAAGGCCTCGAAGCCGCTCCTCCCTACTCGGAAGCAGCCGGGCATGTCGGCGATGTTGGGCATCGGCGTTCACTTGCGGGATGCGCACCAGGCGGCCGTTTCTATGCTGCCGATTCCCGAGCCCGGCGAAGTGGAAGACGGGTGGGACTGCCGAGACGCGATTGAGGTCGACGGTTGGGACGGCACCCGCGTGCTCGAGTTCTTCGCGCGCGCGCAGCCATTGCCCGACCTGGTCGAGGACACGGCTTCGCCGGCATCCCCGCCGGTCGACGGAAAGCCGTCGGCTGGCGGGAATGCCGGCGGCGAATCGGATGCGCCGGACGAGGGCGAGGATGCCTTCCAGGGCTATCTCGACTTCATCTGCAAGCAGGCCAAGTGCAAGACGTGGGAGCTGGGCGTCAATCGCCACATGGTGATCGCAGCGCTGAGAAAGGCTCCAGCCCTGGCCGGCATCGTCGGGTACGACGACCTTCGCAGCACCCCGAGCACGCAGCGGCCGTGGCCTTGGCGCCAGGACGCCGCGCCGATGACCGATGCCGACGATCTTCGGCTCGGTGATTGGTTGACGCAAAAGTACAGGATCAAGGGGGCTTCGCGCGGGGCGCTGTCTGAGGCGATCGAAACTGTCGCCGACGAGAACCACTTCCACCCGTTTCGCGACTGGGTCCAGGCGCAGAAGTGGGACGAGAAGCCGCGCACCCGGAAGTGGCTGATCCATGTCCTCGGGCGAGACGTTGCAGCGCTGCCAGAGAAGGAGCGGATCTACCTCGAGATGGTCGGGCACTTCATCCTGCTGGGCCACGTGGCGCGCGTAATGCAGCCCGGGTGCAAGTTCGATTACTCGATCGTGCTCGAGGGCAAGACAGGCATGGGCAAGTCGACATTGCCGGAGACGCTGGTGGGCGAGGCCTTCTTCAGCGACACGCATTTCGACATCGGTGCAGGCAAGGATGGTTTCGAGCAGCTGAGCGGCATCATCGCCTACGAGCTTTCCGAGATGACGGCCTTTCGGCGGGCCGACAGCGAATCAGTGAAGCAGTTCTTCAGCACGCGGAAGGATCGATACCGCGGGGCGTACGGGCGGTACGTGACCGACCACCCGCGCCAATGCGTGATCTGGTGCACGACGAACAAGAGGCAGTACCTCTACGATTTGACCGGCAACCGCCGCTTCTGGCCCGTGTGGGTCTATCAGCCATTGAACATCGAATGGCTGCGAAAGTGGCGTGGGCAGCTCTTCGCCGAGGCCTTGGTCATGCTGCAGGCGGGTGAGCGCATCTTCCCGACGCACGAGGAGGAGCGGCTGTACTTCAAGCCTGAGCAGGAGAAGCGACTGGTGGAGACGTCGGTCCAGTCCAAGCTCTACGACCTGCTTACACGCGAGGGCGCTGCACGCACAGAGGGGCGCCTGACGAGCGAGCTCAGCCAGCACACAACTTTTGTGACCATCGCACAGATGACTGCTGCCCTGGGCGCTGACCCGGCGAAGTCGACGGCGCTGCTGGAGACGCAGGTCCGCGACTGGCTTGTCGAGAACGGATGGCAGCGCGCGCGCGCTGGCAAGCCTGCCGTGGCGGGAGGTTCGCGCCCTTGGGGATACGCGAGGCCGGATGTCTGGCCGCCGCTCGACGAGGATGAGCAGCCGCGGGCCGAAGGCCCGTCGGGCAACGATGACGATGAACGGGGAGGCCCGCCTGCACCGGCGGACGATCCCTATGGAGGCAGTGACGATGCGCCTTTCTGACCAGCGATCGCTGTGGGCAACAGCGGAAAAGGTCATGGCGCAAGAAACACGCCGTGGGGCACCAGCTGCGGGAGGCGAGATTCGCGGCAGCAGGTGCGCAGCGGTAGTGGGGAAGTCACTGCACGCGCCCATGACGTAGTCCAGCTCATTTGAGGCATGGCCGGAGGCTGGGCGTTCGCGCTGCACATGTGCGGTGACGTCCACGCGTCCAGCTTTTGCATGGAGCGCATGGTGCTGTCGGTTCCTGGGGAACTGCCAGTTCAGGCCGCTGCATTGTCTTTCGGGTCTCGCGCGCCTTCAATGCGGCGCGCAGGCAGGTGTGCACACGTCTGCACGCTCGCGCGCGGGGCCTTGTGTGTGTTTCTCTCAGTAGAAGTCAATGGACGGATGGACGTCCGAGGAATGGAGAGCCAGCAATGACCACAGAAAAGCAGGTTGATCCGGCGGTGCAGCAGATCCAGACGATCAAGCGCCAGATGCCGTCGGTCTATGCCGCGATTCAGGCGAAAGCGGCGGAGATTGGGGGGCGAGCCTACGAGCTTGTCCGTCGTGGCGCCCGAGGCGAAACGGGTTGCTTCTACGCGTGCGAGAAGGACATCAAGGTCGGCACGTATTGGCACGTCGCGCTGACGACCGACGTCGCGCTGCTGGTCGAGCGGTACGGCATGTCGTTCGTCTGCATGTGGGGTGACCCGACGAAGCAGGAGGCACCCGATGGAGCGCGTTGAATGGACGAGGTCGCGGAAGGCCGGACTTCGAATGAAGCAGGCGGGGCGGCGGTTTGGGGCGGCGGGGCGCGCTCGGTTCTACGCTGACTGGGTATGGGGAACGAGCGACCGAGTGCGCCGCATACGTAGCACTCTCAAGCCAATCGGTGGTTGGCTTATGCCGCGCCGGCGCCGAGGGCGCGCATTCCCCAGGCCAAGTCGACGCGATTTCTACCAGTTCCGCCTGGGGGCTTTCCGGTGCTATACGAATCCGCCTGCAAGCCTTGCGCTTCATCGCCTCAAGGCGCTGGGGTATGACGAGTTCCCGTTCTGAGCTCGCGACGATATGGCACGGATTGAATGGGTGAAGGCTCGGCTGGAGAACTGGGCAATGTGGAAGGCGCGAGGGGAGGCCGGTGGGCTGGGCTGGTCATCGCAATCAGCGTTTCTCAACGAGCCGGCCGGCGGATACCGGCAATCCCGGATACCGATCGACGAGGTCGACGCATCCGTGACCGACCAGGCCGTCGAGTCGCTTAAGGATGCGAGGCCGAGCCTGTATCAGGTCCTTCAATGTGTTCACGCGCGTGGCATTGGAGTCAAGGCGACGGCACGAGCGCTCGAGTGCAGCGAGTCGAATGTGAAGGCGCTGCTCGATGCGGCTGATCGGGTGCTTGGTGTCTGGTTCACCGAGCGTGCGGCCAGGCAGGCGGCCGCGCGCGGTGCCCTGAGAGGGGGTTTTACGACATGACTCTTTTTGGTAGATTTCTGGCATTCTGAGTGACACGCACAGCTGGACCCGCTACGAGCAATCGCAGCGGGTTTTTTCATGCTCAAGATTGACATCGACACCAAGCAGTTCGCTGTCCTCGGGAGCAAGTTGGCGCGGTTCGGCGAGCAGACGCGGGCCAAGGCCATTGGGCGCGGACTCTCGAAGGTGATGAAGCAGGCGCAGACGCAGGCCAAGCGAGAGATCACGTCGGAGTACAACGTGAAGTCGGGCGAGGTGGGTAAGCGGCTCGGCGTCCGGCTCCAGGCCAAGGGCATGCAGGCGGTGTTGTTCGCGAAGGCTCGTGCGCGCAATCGCATTCCGTTGATGGAATTCGCGGCCAAGGCGACGAAGAAGAACGGCGTGAGGTTCAAGGTTCGCAAGACTGCAGGCAGAGGGCAACTGCGGCATGCCTTCGTCGCCACGATGAAGAGCGGGAAGATGGGGGTCTTCATGCGAGTGCCTGGCACTCGCAAGATCAAGCAGGTTGTCGGCGTCGACATCACGCACATGTTTGCCGGCAAGCGCGTGCGGCCAGCGGTGATGAAGGCCATCAATGACAACGTGGCCCGCGTCGTGACCCATGAAATGGAGTTCGAGCTCCGGCGCCTCGGGTTCCGGTGACGTTGCGCCCCCGCAACGTTGTGAAAAAGGTACTCCCGGACCCCCTCCGAGAACTGCGGGCACGAAAACGACCCGCGAAAAAAAAGAAATTATCTGTGGCGCCTGAAGCGGGTTTCGTTTCGGGCTGATGGCCTGTGGGCCGGAGGTTGTGATGGAAGAACTGCTCGGCACTGCGGACTGGCGCGTGTCGGTGGCGCAGCTCGCGTCGTTCCTTGAGCTCACCGAGCGGCGCGTGCAGCAGCTGGCCGCCGACAGCGTGATCCCGCCGGGCGAGGATGGGCAGTATCTCTTCCTCGCGAGCGTGAAGGGCTACCTGCAGCTCATCCAGCAGGCCGCCGCCGGCAAGGCCGTTAGCGATGAGGCCAAGGAGAAGCAGCGTGCGCAGATCGACCTGCTGCAGACGCAACGGGACTCGGCGCAGCTGGTGCTCGACGAGAAGCGCGGTGCGCTGATCCCAGTCGAGTCGGTGCGCGCCGCGACAGTGAAGCTGGTGAAGGTGCTGACGGAAGGCGCTGACACGCTCCCCGACCTGCTCGAGCGTAAGAGCGGCATTCCCGGGAATGTCGTCGTCGCCGTCGGCGAAGTCGTCGATCAATGGCGCACACGTCTTTTCAAGCGGGCGACGGAAGTCCTCGGAGGCGAAGTCATTGCGGACCAGCTCCCTGCCGTGCAGACGTCTGCAGATCGGCCCGACGAGCTCGAGGCGGAGCCGCCGAAGAAGAAGATCGGCCGGCCTCGCAAAAAGCGGGGCGATTCCTTCACGCCGCCATTGCTCTGAACATGGCGAAGGGGTTTGCCAGCGCAGAGGAGGTGATGCGCGACGCGGTCGCGTTGCTGCAGCCGCCTCGGCGCATCAAGGTTAGCGAGAGCGCAGCGCAGTTCCTGCACGTGGGAGCGGCCGGTGGCGACGACGCGCTGTGGGATCCCGCCCTGACGCCGTACATGCCAGCGCCGATGGACCGGCTCGCGGATCGTAGTGTGGAAGCCGTCGTGTTCGCCGGGCCCGCGCAGTCTGGAAAGACGGACGGGCTGCTGCTGGGCTGGATGGCTCACAGCATCGTGTCCGATCCGTGCGACATGATGATCGTGCAGACCACGCGAGAGCAGGCGCGCGACTTCAGCAAGCGTCGGGTCGAGCGTTCTCTGAGGGCCTCGCCGAAGCTGCGCGCGCTGGTAGGAGCGGGCCATCAGGACAACGTGCTCGACAAGCAATTCCGCAACGGCGCGATGCTGAACATTGGCTGGCCGACCGCGAACCAGCTCTCGGGCAAGCCGATTCGGCATGTGGCTGCGACGGACTACGACCGCATCCCGCTGAACATCGACAAGCAAGGAGACGGCTTCGGGCTGCTGAAGACTCGGACGAAGAGCTTCATGAGCCGTGGCAGGACGTTGATCGAGTCCTCGCCCGGCCACGAGGTGCTTGACCCGGAATGGAAGCCGCGGGGCCATGGCGCGCCGCCGACCCATGGAGTCCTCGGGCTCTACAACCTGGGCGACCGGCATCGCTGGTATTGGCCGTGCCTGCACTGCGGGGCAGAGTTTCTGGCCGAGTGGGACAACCTCAAATGGGACACCACGATCGACGATCCGGTCATGGCCAGTCGGACGGCGCACATGCGGTGCCCGGAGTGTGAGGGAGTGGTGGGGCCCGAGCACAAGGAGGCGATGAACAGGCGCGGGCGGTGGCGCAGTGAAGCGGAGGTATTCGGCGACAGCTACCAGAGCAAGATCGCCAGCTACTGGATGCAAGGGCCGGCCGCCGCTTTCCAGACCTGGGAGAGTCTGGTCTACAACTACCTGTCCGCACTCAAGGATTTCGAGCTCACGGGCAATCAGGAGAAGCTGAAGGCGACCACCAACACCGACCAGGGGAGGCCCTACACGGTGCTGAGCGCCAAGGGCGACGGGCTGGACGCGGTGCTGCTCAAGCAACGTGCCGACAACTACGCGCCGCAGCGCCACGTGCCGGCCGAGGCGCGCTTCGTGACCACGGCGGTCGACGTGCAGAAGCATCGGTTCGTGGTTCAGGTGCACGCGTGGGGCGTCGATGGGCAGTGCTGGATCATCGACCGCTTCAACCTGACGTCGAGCGATCGCATTGGTGATGGCGGCGAGCGGTTGAAGATCTCGCCGTTCACACACGCCGAGGACTGGGCCGCGCTCGACAAGCTGCTGGACGACGAGTATCCGGTGGCCGGCAACGAGGACATCAAGGTCCAGAGCCGGATGATCGTCTGCGACTCCGGCGGCCAGGACCAGGCGACCAACAACGCGTACGCGTACGCGCTGCGGCTCAAGCGCCAATCTCGTGCCGACCGGTTCGCGCTCATCAAGGGGGCGAGCTCGCGCACTGCACAACGGATCGTCAAGGGCAAGCCCGGCGACGACCGGATCAAGGTGCCGCTGTACATCATCAACCCGAACATCTTCAAGGATGAAGTGGCGGCGAGCCTGGCGCGTGAAGAGCCAGGCCCGAATTCGATCAACCTGCCGGATTGGGTCGGCGAGTGGTTCTTCCGCGAGCTGACGGCAGAGACGCGGACCGCGACAGGCTGGGTGAAGAAGCGCAAGGGCGACAACAACGAAGCCTTCGACCTGTGCGGCTACAACCGCGTGGCCTACACGCTGGTAGGCGGCGAAAAGATCAACTGGGCCAAGCCTCCCGAGTGGGCCGGGCGTGCCCTCGGCGAGCGGATGGCGGAGAAGGACACCGTCGGCAAGACCGGCAATGACAAGTACCTGCAATGGCTGCGCGAGCGTGGCCGTCGCATTAACGGCGAGTAACCACGAAAGACCATGACGAACTGCAATCCCTGTGATCAGGCTGCGGCCCCGCCCTCGGCTTCCCCGTGCGTGACGCCGACGTGTGCGGAGATGCTGTGCGCGGCCGTGAACGCCTACAACGCGCTGATGTCCGGGCGCGAGGTGGTCGAGGTCCAGTTCGGCGAGGAGCGGGTCAAGTACAACCCGAAGTCGATGCCGAACCTGCTGGACCACATCCGGCGTCTGAACATCGCCTGCCCGAGCGCTGCAGCTTCTGCAGTGCTGGGCCTGGGCGGTGGCGGGCCTCTGTCGGTGTCCTTCGGCCCGCGCAACCGTCGCTGCTGCGGCTGCTGAGATCGCCATGCTCGACACGCAAAGCGGCATCCGGATTCTGGACGCCGACGGGAGACCCATGCCCAGCGCGGCCAGCTACAAGGCCAGCGACAGCATCAGCCGCGAGCTCGGATCTTGGCAGCCGCCGCTGCAGAGCGCCGACCGATCCATGCTGCCGGAGAAGGCGAGGGCGGAAGGACGCGCCAAGGATCTGGTGCGCAACAACGGTTACGCGCGCGGCGCAGTCCAGAACCAGAAAGACCGCATCGTCGGCGCCAGCTACAAGCTGCAGCTGCAGCCGGTCTACAAGCTGCTGGGCATCACCGCGAAGGTCGCCGCCGCGTGGGCCAGCCAGGTCGAGGTGGCGTTCCATGCCTGGGCCGATGACCCGGATTGCTGGATCGATGCGCAGCGCAAACGCACGTTCAGCCAGTTCGTGCGGGAGATGTCCGGGACCGAGATGGTGCAGGGCGAGGGCTTTCTCGTGCGCCAATGGCGACCGTCCCCCTCGGGCTATGCCACCTGTTTCACCACAGTGGAGCCGGAGCGGGTGTCGACGCCTGGCGTCCAGGGCCTCCTGAACAATCAGGAGGAGTTGCTGCCCAACGGCAACCGTGTGCGCGCCGGCATCGAGCTTGATGCGTGGGGCGCAGCGGTCGCGTACCACATTCGCACGAAGCACCAGCAGGATTTCGGCTACCTCGCGTCGACCACGGTGGGGCAGTGGGATCGCGTCACCAAGCTGAACGAGTTCGGCTGGCGCCAGGTCATTCACCTCTTCGAGGTCGAGCAGGCTGACCAGACCCGTGGCTTCAGCGCAATGGCCAGCACCTTGCAGAAGCTCAAGATGATGGACATGCAGGAGGACCTCGAGCTGCAGCTGTCGCAGCTGAGCACGGCCTTTGCCATGTACATCAAGACGCCGCTCGGCCGTCAGCGCGCCAAGGAAATCATGGGCGCTGACGACGAAGAGGGGATGATGAAGTTCACCCAGATGTGCATGGCGGCGCAGGAGGCCTTCTACGGCAGCGCCGGCGTGAACATCAACGGCGTGAAGCTGCCGACGCTCTACCCTGACGACGAGATCGGCGTGCTGCAGCCGCACAACCAGGCGGCCAACCACGAGCAGTTCAAGGAAGGCCTCATGCGCCAGAACGCTCGCGGTTGGGGCATGAGCTTCGAAGAGGCCAGCGGCGACTTCAGCAAGACCAGCTACAGCAGCGCTCGTGCCGCGATGCAGATCGCCTGGCAGTACGTGCTGGCCAAGCGTGCCGCCATCGCCGACAAGGCCGCGACGCTGATGTTCCGCTTGTGGTTCGACGAAGCCATCGTGCGCGGCACAATCGCGCCGCCACCGGGCGTGAAGTACTGGCCGGACAACAGCACGCAGATGGGGCAGATCTTCGCGTGGCTCACGAGCTGCACCTGGATCGGCGCCGGCAAGATCGTGCTGGACGAGTTCAAGCAGGCCAAAGCCAACGAGGTTGGCTTGGCCACTCATCAGGTCGCGCTGGATGACATCCTCGCCGAGAGCGGCAACGACCTCGAGCGGCTTCTCGACGGCCATGTCCGTACGCGCGAGATGTTCGAAGAGCGTGGCCTGCCGCTGCCCGAGTACCTCGGCGGCGCACCGAAGACCGCTCGCACGCCCGAGCAGAACGCAGCCGACGACGCGGCGGCGGCAGAACAGGACTGACCATGAAGCATGCGCACATCGCAGCGCGGGCGCTCAATCGCCCGCTGCTGCTGGAGCCCGGCTATGCCCGGATCTTCTTCTCGGCCCTTGGCGGCCGACTCAACTTTTCCGGCCTGGTCGACGCGAAGGGGGAGGCCCTCGATCAGAAGGCGATGGCCGCCCTGTGCGAAAGCTACCTGCCGCGCGCCGTCGATCCCTGGAGCGGAGCGGATGTCACCGATCAGAGCTATGCGGTGGTCGACGGCGTGGCCGTGATCCCGGTGCAGGGCTCTCTGATGCACAAGAGCGGCTACATCGGCACCCGCTCGGGCGCAATGGGCTATGACGGCATCCAGGCGCAGATCGTGAGCGCGCTCGCCAGCTCGCGCGTTAAGGGCATCCTGCTCGACATCGACAGCCCCGGCGGCGAGGTCGCCGGCGTGCGAGACCTCGCGCGAATGATCGGCAGCGCGTCCAAGCCGGTTTGGGCTCACGCGAACGAGACGTCTGCGAGCGCCGCCTACTGGCTGGGAAGCGCGGCGCAGCGCCTAGTCCTGTCAGAGACGGCAGAGGTCGGCAGTATCGGCGTGCTCATGGCCCACGCCGACTACAGCGGCATGCTCGACCAAGAAGGGGTCAAGGTCACGCTGCTCTATGCCGGCGCGCACAAGGTCGACGGCAACCCGTACGAAGCGCTGCCGGAAGCGGTCCGCAACGCGTTCCAGGCGGACATCGAAGAACTTCGCTCCCAGTTCGCCGAGGCAGTCGCCGGCAACCGGGGCATCTCCACAGCGCAGGTGCTTTCCACCGAAGCCCAGCTGTACCGCGGCCGTGACGCCGTCGAGATCGGACTGGCCGACGAGGTCATGTCGTTCGACGACGCGCTCGGCGCATTTTCTGCAACCCTCGCCAAACAAGGCGGATTCTCGAAAGGCAAATCCATGTCGAATGGCTCGAACGCCTCGCCCAGTGCTGGCGAGATCTCCAACGAACAGCTCGCCCAGGCGCGCGAAGCCGGCCGGGCCGAAGGCCACGCTGCAGGCCTGCGCGAAGGCGCGACCGCGGAGCGCACGCGAATCGGCGCGATCCTCGGCTGCGACGCTGCGAAGGGCCGCGAAGCCACGGCACGCGAGTGCGCCCTCGGCACCGACATGGCTGCCGATACTGCCGCGAAGCTGTTGGCCACGGTCCCCGCAGTCGATCCTGCCGCGGCTGCTGCCGCCGCGACGCTCGAGCAGATGGGCAATGTCCAGCTCGTGCGCCCCGACGCCTCCGGCCAGGGCGGCGGTGGCGGTGAAAAGCCGACGCTCGCCCAGCGCGTCGCGAGCGCCCGCCAGGCGCAGACCCAGGCCTGATCCGACAGGCACACCCATCCCACAACTTCAGGAGCATCACCATGCAATCTTGCTGCAATGCCGCGGGAGTGACCCGCGACGTCTTCACGCCGGACGGCCTCATCGTCGGCGACCATGTGCAAACGGCCGAGGCGCTGCTGACGGGCGGCGTTGCGTATGCACGTGGTGACCTGCTCGGCGTCGACGCTACCAATACCGTCAGCCTGGTGGCGGATCCGGTCAACGCCAAGTACATCATGCCGTTCACGCTGACGGCGGCCGAGGCCACCGCTCACGCCGCGACCGGCAACCAGCTGCAGTTCTACAGCCAGGGCGAGTTCGCGCAGGACCTCGTGAAGCTGGCCGGTGCGGCGTTGACCGCTCCGCAGATCGTCGCCGCGAAGGCCGCCCTCGGTCCGCAGAAGATCGAACTGCGCCGCGTGCTGTAAGGCGCGCTTCTCCTTCGTCATCGCTCGCTTGCCGAGCTCGGGGCCCGCCAGAGAGCGGGCTTTTTCATTTCCGGCCCGCCAACCCGCGGGCCATTCACTTTGGATTGAGCCATGGACATCTATTCGCCCCAGGAGCTGCTGGACGTCATCGACCTGACGTATCGGCCGACCACGTTCCTCACGAACACCTTCTTCCCGGAGGTGCAAACCTTCGACACGCCCGCGATCAGCTTCGATCGCCTGAGCGGTGCGCGCCGCCTCGCTCCCTTCGTCTCGCCTTGCGTCGAAGGCCGGCCCATCCGTCGCCGCGGCTTTTCGACCGACAGCTTCTCGCCGGCCTATGTGAAGCCCAAGATGGCGCTGACCCCTTGCAACGTCACCACGCGCCGGCCTGGCGAGCGCATCGGTGGCTCGCTGTCGCTCGCTCAGCGCCGCGACCTTCAGCTGGCTGCGGACCTGCAGGAGCTGATCGACATCATCGACAACCGCCTCGAATGGATGGCGGCGCAGGCACTCGTCTACGGATATGTCGACGTGGCAGGCGACGACTATCCTCTGGTCCGTGTCGACTTCCAGCGCAGCGCTGGCCACAGTGTGGTGCTGGCCGGCGCAAATCTGTGGAGTGCTACCACCGGCAAGCCGGTCAGCAATCTCGACAGCTGGTCGGGCACGGTGGCCCAGGACCAAGGTGGTTCCGTCACGGACGTGCTGCTCGGGGCCAACGTCTGGGCGCCGCTGTCCCAGAACCCGGAGTTCAAGGACCTGTACAAGAACGTCCAGCCGATCGGCGGCCAGCTGCCGAGCCTGCTGCCCGGCGTGCAGGACAACGACCAGAAGGTGTACCGCGGCGTGTTCGGCCAGTACCGCCTGTGGTCCTACAACGCGACCTACACGGACCCGGCCGGCGTGACGCAGTTCTACCTCCCGCCGGACGAAGTGCAGCTCGTGGCCAAGCAGACGATGCGCGGCGTGCAGGCTTTCGGGGCCATTCAGGATCTGGAAAGTCTGGCTGCAGTGAAGTACTTCGCCAAGATGTGGCCGCAGCACGATCCGAGCCTCATCTACACCATGGTCCAGTCGGCCCCTCTGCTGGTGCCGCGGGTCACCAACTCCACGTTCCGTGCAAAGGTGCTGTAAGCCATGACCGATACCACTAATACCACCTCGGGCGCCGGTGAGGGCGCAGACCAAGCCGGTGCAGGCACCGGCGCCGGCGGCAGCGCGGGTGCTGCCGGGACCAACGCAACCGCGATCCCCGCGGGGGCAGGTGCTGGCGCTGGTGGCAGCGCTGGCTCCAAGGAGCCCGGCCGGGGCCGCGGCGGTGCGCGGGCGAAGAGGGGGTTGCGGGCCAAGGCCCTCGGCGTCGTGCAGCTCGAGCGCAACGGCAAGGTCGTCGAGATCGCGCCCGGCGAGGAGTTCGATGCCACTGCCGAGGAGCTCGATCCGCTCGTCGACGCCCGCTTCGCCGTGCGCGTCGGCAGCGAGGACGACGAGTCCGCCGAGTAAGCGCAGGCCATGAGCGACAGCTACCTGCGAAACCTGCACCTCGAGCTGGTGCAGGGCGACGACTATCTCGCGGCCGATAGCCGCGCGTTGCAGTTCGTCGGCGCGGGCGTCTGCTGGCCGGCGGCCGTGACCGAGGTGCTGTTCAGCGTGTGGAATCCCGTTGCCGACTGCGGGCTTGTCGGCAACGGGAGCGCGCCGCTGGCGGTGGTCTCGGTGGCCGGGGTTTTCACTCCGGTGGGCGCCAGCGCCGCCATCATCGCGGTCGACCTGCCCAGGGCGGAAACGATCAAGCTGGCTGCCGGCGTGCGACGCTACACCTGCGAGGTGGTGGGAAAGCTGCCGAGCAACAGCATGTGCACGCTGGCCCGCGGCTTCGTCACCGTGCTTGCGAGCCAGTCATGAACTGGGAGCAGATCAAGCAGGAGGCGGCCGCCGTCGTCCAAGCTGAGTTCGGCGAGCCGATCCGCTTCCAGTACCTCGAGGGCCACCTGGTCGACATCTGCGCGAAGTTCACGATGGCGACCACCGACGTCAGCATGGGTGGGCAGGTGCCGATTTCCAGCAGGCAGCCCATGTGCAACATCCGCAAGGGAGTGCTGGAGCGTAAGCCGCGCCAGGGCGACCTGATCATCCGGCGCAGTGTCACGTACGAAGTAAAGGCTGTTGAGGTGAAGCTCGATGCATCCTTTGACGTCCTGCTGTTGGTCGTCGACGCCCGGCACGCTGCACACATGAGGGACCGCACGTGACGCACCCGCGCACACTGATCCGCGAGCACATGGCCCGCGAGCTCGTGCGCCGGGGCGCCTGGGCCGACTCGGTGTTCGTCAGCCGGTCGACGCCGTTCTCCGACGAGGACCACTTCCCGCACGTGTGCGTCTACACGGACGGCGAGCGCACGCGCAACGCACTCGGGCAGCAGCTGCTCGAGCAGGAGCTCTCGCTGCTGATCGAGATCCGCGTAGCGCGGACCCCGGACGCGCATCAGCCCTGGCGCCATGTCGACGGCCTGCCATCGCATCCGGCTCAAACCACTGCGGCCGATCGTGAGCTCGATGACTGCTGCGAGGCGATCGAATCGATCGTTTTCAGCCAGTTCAGCAACACGTCTGTCGTGGTCGAAGGGCAGGAGATCACGACCGACGAGATCTCCGAGGTCAACACCGAGATCGCGCGCAGCGCAGAGGGCGAGGTGCCCTACGTGCTTGCGCAAATCGAGTTCAAGCTCATCTATCGCGCCTGCTACCCGGTGCCCGACGTCAATACCTGCCCGCTCGAGAAGATCCTGGGCGAGCAGCGGCACCGCGTGTGCGGTGTCGAAGGGCGGGGCATTCACGTGACTGCCTATACCCCCCAACCGCCGCAAGGCGCCTGCTGAAAGAAGCCCATGGCCTGTTCTACCTGCACTGCCGTCCGCCATCTCGTCAACGTGCCGCTGCGCCGTTTCGGGCTGCCGACCTTCAACACGCCAGCGCCGGCGCCAGCACCGCGTGTGCAGACGTCTGCACAGCGTCCCACCAACCCGGCCTGGCCGACGCGCAAGGGTTGAACCCGGCGCCGATCTTTCGTCCACTCCAAGGAAATGCCATGTACCTGCTGAAAGCCCAACGACCAGGCGTCAAGGACGCCCTGACCGGCGACCTGATCCCCGAGGAGGGCATCCGGCGCGAGGTCCTCCTGCCGCCCGACCACTATGCCGCGCGCACCGGCGATCTCTCGATCGAAGAACTGCCGCCCGAAGCCGGTGCGGCAACGGGTGCCGAGCCTGCTGCATCCGAGACGCCGTCGAGCTCGCTGCAGGACGTTCCTGCCTCCGAGGTGCGCTCTGGCCGCTCCGGCAGGGCGACGCCGGCGTCTGCCAGCTGACACCGCTCTCCTTTCGTTTCTGGGCCCGCCGACGTGCGGGCCTTTTTGTTTCCACCCGCCCGCGCACCGTGGGCTCTGAGCCAAGGAAGGCCCTATGTCCCTCACATTCCAGCAAATCCCGAGCACGGTCGGCGTGCCCGGCACCTACGTCGAGTTCGACGGCACCGGCGCGCGGACCACGCAGGCCGGCAAGCCCTACAGGATCTTCGTTTATGGCCAGATGGACAAGGCCAAGACGGGCCCGTATCCGCTCGGTTCCACCGCGCAGCCGAACATCCCGGTGCAGGTCAACAGCGCGCCGCAGGCGAGCCAGCTCTTCGGGCCGGGCTCGATCCTTTCGCACATGGCGCGGGATCTGTTCAAGACGAACAGCATCAATGAGGTGTGGTTCTGCCCGCAATACGACGACGCGGCGGGCGTTGCCCGTGTCGTGACGGCCGACTATGCGGTGCCGTACGCGACGCCCGCCGCGCAGGCCGGCGTCGAACGCATCTACATCGGCGACCTGGAATATCGCGTGGCCGTGGCCGTGGGTGCGACGGGGGCTACCGTCGCCGCTGCTCTCGCCGCCGTGATCAACGCCGACCAGGCGGCGCTCTTCACGGCGACCGCGCCGGCTGCCGTGCTCACGCTGACGGCGAAGAACAAGGGCGAGCTGGCCAACGACGTGCAGATCGTGGCGCAGTACAACGCGGGCGACGTGAGCCCGGCTGGCACCTTTGTCACGTTCGCCACCGTCACCGCCGGCGTGCAGAACCCGAGCATTGCCGCCGGCATCGCCAGTGCGTCGACCATGTACATGACGCACGTGACGGTGCCGTACAACGATGCCACCAATGCGGCCCTGATCCTGGCGGAAGCGCAGGACCGCTGGGCCCCGCTGCCCGGGGCCACCAGCCTCGGCAACGGACAGGACGATTTCGAGATCTTTGGCGCCTTCCGGGGCACCGAGGCGCAGATCGGGACGTTCATGTCGACGCGCAACAGCGAGTACCGCACGACGATGGCGGTCGAGCCCGGCCAGGTCATCAACGGCATCCAATATGGCGGCCTCATGTCCAGCGCGTGGCAGGTCGCAGCCGTCTACTGTGCTATCAGCGCTGCGCTGGCCAGTGCAGTCGCGAACAACCCGCACCAGAACGTGGTGCTGAGCTGTCTCAAGCCTGCACCCATGCCGTGCCGCTTCATGTGGAACGTGCGCAACCGGCTCATCCTGAACACGGGCAACGCCACCTGCAAGTGCAACGATGCCGACCAGGTGATGCTGGAGACCGCGATCACCGAGCGCACGACCACCGATACGGGTGTCGCGACCGATGCGGAGCGCCGCGTGGAAACGCAGCTGGCCAAGAGCTACATGCGCTGGAGCGTGCGCACCATGCGCGACACGACGTACCCGCGCAACCGTCTGGCCGACGACGGTACGCCCGGCCTGCCGCCCGACGTGGCGACGCCCAAGATGATCCAGGGCTCGATCCTGTCGTTGTGCCAGAACGTCTGGGTCCCGCTGGGTATCGTGGAGAACTTCGAGCGGTTCAAGGCGACGCTCGTGGTCGAGCGCAGCATCGAGGACTGCAACACGATCAAGTTCCAGGCCATGCCGGACATCGTGAACATCCTGACGGTCAAGGCCGGCAAGCTGTCCTACATCGTCTGCTGATCGCAGTCATCTATCCCCTGAAACGAAGGAGCATCCAACATGGCTTGCGCATCGAAGACTATTCGCGTGGCGACCGTTGTCTTCAACAACATCAACCACACACCGGTCAACAAGACCGCTCTCATCAAGCTCGGCGGCGAGGTCGCATCCGACGGCGTGACCGACAACAAGGGTCGATGGTTCGGCACGACGACCGTCGAGCCCGCGGAAATCGAATTCGAGTTTCCGCTCACGGTCGATTTCAACCCGGACAACTACCGTGGCCAGTGCGGCGACCTGATGTTCCTGACGGTCGAGGGCATGAGTTACCTCTCTACGAACGCGCAGCTGTCGGCTGCCATCGAGGTCAAGGACGCCGAGGGCAAGGTCAAGCTGGCCTTCAAGGGCGACGCGGCGGTCGTCTACTGAGTATTTCTCAACCATGTACCAACTCAAGACCCCCTTCAAGGCCCGCCGAGACGGTGCGGACATCGAGTTCACGGAGCTGCCTTTCCCCGAGGTCATCACCGTGAAGATGATGCGCAAGGTGCCCATGGCGCAAACGCTCTTGGCGGCGCACGTGCTGGCCGAGCAGTGCGCCGGCCTGAACCAGATCGAGGCGTCCAAGCTCACGACGCCCGATGCTCTGGACTATGCCAACGAGCTGCAGGCGTTGGGATTGCTGACGCCGAGTGAGGAGCCGGGCTTCAAGGTGCCGGAGATCAAGCCGGTCAAGTCGTTGATCGCTCGGATCTCGGCAGATCCGCATGCGCAGCGCGTCGATTTTGCGGCCCAGGTGCTGCAGCTCAGTGGCATGTCCCGTGAGGAGATCGACGAGATGGACTACCGGGCGTTCGAACCAGCTATTGCGGCCATCACTGCGATCTTCATCGGCCCAAACAAATAAGGGACTCCGCGGCCGCGCTTCTGGCGCGCGGAGTCCAGCCCTCTGAAATCGAAGAGATGACTCTCGGGCGCCTTGCCTTCTGGGTCGAGGTGTCCGAGGTCATCGCAGAAGCTGAGCGCGAGGCGGCAGCTGCAAAGACAGGTAGGTAAATCACATGGCAGTCACTCAAGAGTCCAAGGTCGTCCTGAACGCTCAGGACAATGCCGGCTCGGCCTTCCAGTCTCTTCAGCAGCGCTTCCAGGGCATCTCGTCGGCTGCTGACTCTCTCAAAAACCGGCTGGTCGGAGGTTTGGGCGCGACGTCGTTCGGCCGCCTGCAGACGCATCTCGGGAACCTGCGAGGCCAGATGGCGGCGCTGGGTATCGCCGGTGGCGCCGGCCTGGCCATTGGCGGCATCGCCGCGATCAAGACGGGCTTCGACGCGGTGGCCGAGACCGCCGAGAAGGCCGGTCGAATTCACGACCTTGGCGGCCGGCTTCGCCTCAACGCCGAGGAGTTCCAGATCTTCGAGAAGATCTCGAAGGATGCAGGCGCCAGCATCGAGGAGACCGGTGGCGCGTTCCTCAAGTTCAAGCTGAACATCCAGTCGGCTGTCTCCGAGGGAGGGAAGAAGCTGGAGAAGCTCGACGGAGATCTCCGCGCATTCGGCCTGACGGCCGCCCAGGCGCAGCAGATGAAGCCGCTGGATCTCATGAAGACGATGGGCCTGGTGTCGAGCAAGAGCACGACCGAGGCCGATGAGATGCTCAAGATCGAGAAGTTTCGCGCGCTGGCCGGCAAGACAGGTGCGACGCTCATCCCGATCTTTGAGGCCATCGGCACGGACTACGACATCCTGGCGAAGAAGATGCGCGCTTCGGGCACGCTGATGACCGACGAGATGGCCGCGATCGGCGATTCTGCCGACGAGGCCTACCAGCGCTCGAAGGGCGCGATGAATGGCCTGAAGCTGGCTTTCGGTGTGCAGATGCTTCCGGTTTTTGAGCAGTTCTCGAACATCATGGAAGCGCGCATGAAGGCGAATCGCAGTGCGATGATGCCGGGCGTGAAGGCTCTGGCCGACGTGCTCAGCCAGAACCTGAAGCCCTTCATGGACGACATGGACCGGATGGCCGACAAGACCAGCGGTCTCTTCAAGATCCTCAACAGGGTGGCTGGCCTGGTCGGCTGGGACAACCTGGTCTTCGGCGGCCTGATCGCGATCGCGTCGCCCTTCATCTTGAGCGCGGGGGGCATAGCGCTCGCACTGGGGCGGATGGCGATCAGCGCCGTGACTGCGGCGACCAGTTTCGCTGCCATGAACTTCGCGCCGGCCCTTCGCAGCCTCGTGCTGTTCCAGATCGGGCTGCGCTCTTTCGGTTTGTCGGCCGCAGCCTCGTGGGCGCTGGCTCTTGCGCCGGTAACGATCGTTGTTGCCGCTGTCGCTGCAGTTGCGGCCCTCGGCTATCTGATCTACCAGAAGTGGGACGGCATCAAAGCGTTCTTCGTGGGCGTGTGGGATGGCTTCATGCGCGGGATCGCGCCGGTGGCTGACGCGCTGTCACCACTGTCCGGCATCGCTTCGGTGGTCGGCTCTGCGTTCGGTGCGATGGGAAGCATGATCGGCAGCGCGATCGATTGGGTCGTGCAGCTCTTCGCTCCGGTCGACAAGACCAAGGAAAGCTTCGCGGCGTGGGGTCTGGCGGGTCAGAGCGCAGGCGACATGATCGCGACCACGTTCAAGCTGATGCTCACGCCGATCACCGCAGTGATCGACGCGGTGAAGCTGTTCGGATCGGTGATGGACTGGGCGATGGGCAAGGAATTCAAGTTCGACTCGTCGACCGCGAAGCTGTTCCAGGAACAGCAGGCGCAGACGGCCGAAGTCCAGCGCCTGCAGACCGTCCTGCCGGTGCAAACCGCATCGGCTGCAACTGCGGCGGTGGATTCTTCCTCGGGCCCGGCGGCGACCTCGAGCTCCGGCCCGGTGCAGCGCTTCGGCGCCGGCGCACCCTCGATCAGCATCCCGACACCGAAAGTCGACGTGAGCGGTCGGCTCGATGTCCGCGTGACCGCGGACGGCAAAGCCGAGATTGCGCGTGTGGAGTCCCGCAATCCCAACTTCAACATCGACGCCCGCTCGGGCGGCATGTTCGCAACGCAATGACAACGAATAGCTGGCGGCAGCTCCTCCGGCCGGCCTCATGGCGCGGCGTGCCTTTCGAGGTGGTGGGCGACGAGGTCGAGTTCGGCCGCAACGTCGCCATCCACGAGTTCGTGCAGCGTGACAAGCCGCAGGTGGAGGATCTCGGACGCAAGACCCGAAAATTCCGCATCGATGGCTGGATCTGCGCCGGCGCGCAGAACGGCTTCAATCCGTGGCCGCAGCGCGACGCGCTGGTCGCCGCGGTCGAGCAGGGCGGCGTGGGCACGCTGGTGCATCCGTTCTACGGAAGCCTGCGAGGCCACATCACGACGCTGGGCATCAAGCAGACCAGCAGCGAGCTGGGCGGGTTTATTTCGCTGTCGATGGACTTCGTCGAAGCCGGCGAAGTCGAGTTTCGTGCGGACGCCGTCGACGACACGGGCGGCACCGTTCTGGGGGCGGCCGACGACAGCTATGACGCGCTGATGGACGAATTCTCGATGGCCTTCAGCGTCGAGGACCTGCCCGGGTTCGTCCTGGCCGATGCCGTCGACATGGTCGGCCAGTTCCTGGGTGTTCTGTCGCAGTGGCGCAGGCCGGAGAGCCTGGCGGCTCAGGTTGCCGAGCTCAACCTGGGCGCGGTGGGTATCTACTCGCAGCCGCTGGTGCTGGCGCAGCAAGTCGTCGCGATCATGCGCGACGTCAGCCAGCCGCAGGCCTTCCACCAGTTCCTGCGTCCGCAGACACCGGACATCCCGACGCGGGGCCGCACCGCGCAGCGGGCGAACAGCGTGGCGTTCACGCATCTCGTTCAGACCGCCGGCCTGATCAGGACTGCCGAGCTCAGCGTGGACTTCGCGAGCTCGAGCGATCGCTTCGCGGCGGACAGCACCGTGTTTCGCGGCACGCCGAAACTCATCACCTACAACGAGATGCAGGCGCAGCGCACGGCGATCACGCAAGCGTTCACCGCCGAGCTCCTGGACCTGTCCGGGCTGCAGATGTTCCCCAACACGCAGCAGCTGCTGGTCGCGCTGCGAACGGCCGCGGTGCAGCACATGACGGCAACGGGGGAGCACCTGGCACGAACCTTCGTCACGACGTGCTGCGACGGCACGGGGTGGAACGGGTTCATGCCGACGCTGGTGCTCGCCTACCGCCACTACGGCGTGCTCTCTGATGACGTGATCAACGAACGCAACGAGATCCCGAATCCGCTCTTCGTGCCGCCGCGCGCCGCGATCGAGCTCCTACACGAGGTGACTGAATGATTTCCGAGCGGCTGAGTCCGATCGACGCAAACAACCGGGTGAGCCTGGAGGTGAGCGGAGTGCGATACGAAGGTTGGAAGGGTGTGCGCATCACGCAAGGGATCGAGCAGCTCGCCGGCACCTTCTCGCTCGATGTCACCCAGAAGTGGCCCGACCAGGCTGTCGATTTCCCGATCGAGCCCGGCGAGGCTTGCACCCTCAAGATTGGGGATGACGTGATGATCACGGGCTACATCGATATCGTCGGCGAGGTCGAGGGCACCGAGGAGCACACCATCCGGGTCGAGGGCCGAGACCGGACGGGCGATCTGGTCGACTGCAGCGCGCCCAGCACCGAATGGACCGGTCTGACGTTCGAGTACATCGCGGCCGAGCTCCTGAAGCCCTACAACATCGAGCTGTTGACGCAGGTGGAGACGTCGGGAGGCGGCTACGTGGCGAAGAAGCCAGGCAAGCACAAGGCGCCCGCGGCGAAGGCCGGCAAGGGGGGCGGCAGGTTGCCCCGGAAGGCCAGCAACAGCGGCGAGACCGTGCACAGGCTTCTCGAGAAGCTCGCCAAGATTCAGGGTGTTCTGCTGATCAGCGACCGCAAGGGCGGGCTGGTTGTGACGCGGGCAGGCCTGAACGGGCGCGCCACCGACAAGCTCGAGCTCGGGCGCAACCTGAAGTCTCCGATCAACTACGAGCGGAGCTTCGCCAACCTCTTCTCCGAGATCACGGTCAAGGGCCAGGCGCACGGCGCATCGAGCGGGGGCCTTCCGGTGTTGAGCGGCGCGGCGTCGGTCAAGCCTGTGGCCACCGTCAAGCGCAGCGGCGCTGCAGCGCCCGGATCCATCACGGTCGGCAGCAAGTCGATTCAGCGGTATCGCCCGCTCATCATCAACGCGGAAGACCAGGCGGACGCGAAGCGGTGCCGGGATCGCGCCGAGTGGGAGGCGGGCACGCGCGAGGCCAGGAGCCGGAAATTCGTGGTGCAGGTGCAGGGCTGGCGCCAGAGCGACGGCAGCATCTGGGAGATCAACACGCTGACGAACCTGCTGAAGCATCGCAGGGTGGGGGAGAACGAAGACATGCTGGTCAGCAACATCGAGTACACGCTGGACCTTTCCGGCGGCACGGTCTGCATCATGACGCTCTACAGTCCCGAGGCATACGACGTGCTGAAGGAGATCCCGAAGATCGAAGCCGGGCAGGGCGGGGGCAGCGCGGGCTCGCGGCAGCTCAGCGGTGTGAGCAGGGGACGCTGATGTCGGCCGATCGAATCTTTGGACTGGTTCGGCGCGTGATGCGCATCACGACCAACACGGACACGCCCAATGTGCAGGTGCAGCTTGAGAGCGCTGCCGACGACGTGCACAACGATGTGGAGGTGCTCGAGACGTACGGTTTCACCGCGCACCCGCCGACCTCGGTCCCGGAGGGGCTGGCGGTGTTTCCGAATGGCGAGAGCGACCATGGCATCGTCATCGGGTGGTTCGACAAGGCGCATCGCCCTACGGGCCTGAAGGCGGGCGAAACGCAGCAATACAGCGTGCACGGGCAGAACCAGCTGTTCGATGAAGACGGTCAGATCACGCTCGAGGCGACTCAGCACGGGCAGCGGCTCTTCTTCAACAAGGACGGGGAGGTCGAGATCCGCGCACAGCAGGGGCAGACCGTCCTGCTCGACAAGACCGGCCAGGTGGTGATCACGGACAAGGCCGGCAGCACCTTCAGGATGTTGGCGAATGGGGATGTCGACGTGACGCCGGCGTCCACCCAGTTCCGGGTGAACGGCTACCTCACGGCCTCCTATGGCGGCAGCAGCATCGGGATGAACCCGAACGGGGACATCGTCATGCAGCCTGCCAGTGGCGTAGTGCAGGTCATCGGCAATGCCAAGGCGACCGAGGACATGGTCGCCGACAGCGATGGGACTGCGATCAGTGCGTTGCACCATCGGCATCCGGGCGGAAGCATCGGGGCCGGGACCTCGTTGGAGCCGATCTGATGGACGTGGAACTCTTCTACGGCTGCGGCCCCGATGCCTGTGCAGACGTGCGCACAGCATGCGGCGACCTCGTTGCAGCCAACGAGCTGTCGACGGCGATCCTCATCAGCCTGTTCACGGATCGGCGCGCGAACGAAGACGACGTGCTTCCTGATGGCAGCGATCCCCGGGGCTGGTGGTCCGATGCGATGGACGGCTTGCGCATCGGTTCCCGTCTGTGGCTCCTCGAGCGTGCTCGAAACCTGCCAGAGGTCGTGCGACTGGCCGAGGAGTACGCGCTCGAGGCGCTGGCGTGGCTGATCGAGGACCGTGTGGCGCGCAAGGTAACTGCTACAGCGGTCGTGGTCGGTGGCTGTCACAACGTGCTCATGCTGACCGTGCAGATCTTCAAGCCCGATGGGCGGAGCCTGCGGTGGAAGTTCCGCTACGCGTGGGATCTGAGGGCGGTACAGGATTGGGAAGCGCTGGATTGCGCCAGCGCGCTCGCGATGGCCTGACACACAACGAACTTGAAACAGGGGTACTCATGGCATTCAACCGACCCACGCTCGGCCAGCTGATCAGCACGGCTGAGGCCGAGATCAACGCGCTCATTCCGAACGCCGACGCTCGCCTGCGCTTCTCGATGCTCAACGTATTCGCGCGCGTCTGGGCGGCGCTGACCGATGGCCTTTACAGCGCCCTGGTGTTTCTGAGCCGGCAGCTGTTCGTCATGACGGCAACGCGGCGCTTCCTGGAGCTCATCGCAGAGAGCTACGGGATCTACCGTCTGCCGCCGACGGCGGCGCAGGGCAGCATCGCTTTTCAGGGCCTGCCCAACAGCCCGATCGTCGCGGGCACCGTCTTCCAGCGGTCCGATGGCGTGCAGTACCAGATCACGGGCGGTGGTTTCATCTCAGGTGCCGGATATCTCGAGCTGCCCGCCGTTGCCCTGACGGCAGGAGCACTTGGCAATGCCCCTGCACAGGTGCAACTGCAGTCCACCAGCCCGGTGGCGGGCCTTCAGAGCGCAGTGGTGGCTGGCGGGGCAATCGCCGGCGGTGCCGACGAGGAGACGGACGACGGACTGCGCGTGCGGACCCTGCAGCGGATTCGCAATCCCCCGGGGGCCGGGACGTCGACCGACTGGGAGCGCTGGGCCCGGCAGCTCAGTTCTGGGGTCACGCGGGTATGGGTCGTGCCGACCGTCTACGGCAACGGCACGGTGGCCGTCGTCTTCGCGCAAGACAACGACGGCATCGTCCCGCCGCCCACGGTCGTGCAGCAGATGCGCGATCACCTTGCCCAATTCACGCCGGAAGGCACGGTTCTCTACGTCTTCGCGCCCACGCTGAAGCCGGTGCCCTTCACGATCCACGAGATCCCGAACAGTGACCCCGCCGTGCGTCAGAACATTTCGAACGAGCTGCAGGATCTGCTCTATCGCGAAGCGGGTCCCGGGAAGACCATTCCGCTGACACACGTCTCGGAGGCGATCAGCGGCGCGCAAGGCGAGTACGACCATTCGATGACAGTGCCCAGTGGTCCGCTCGTCTTCAGCGCCTTCGCGCCACTGTTCGAGGTGGGCGTGATGGGCGCCATCACGTGGGGCTGACTGTGGACGCAGTCAACACCTCGTGCTCGGTCGAGGCCGCACCTCTTTGCGAGGATCAGCCTGTCGCCGCAGACGCACCCTTGTGCGGCCATACGCCGGAACAGTTTGCGGAGGTGGCGCTCGCGCTCGAGCCGCGAGGCGCCGCCTGGTGCAAGCTCTACACGACGACGAAAGCAGCACTCTACCGTGCCTTCGGGCGGTTGCTGGCGGACTTCGAGCAGCGGCTGTGCGACCTCTTCACCGAGGCGCTGGCATGCGAATCGGTCGAGCTGCTGGCCGAGTGGGAGCAAGAGTATGGCCTGCCAGGTGAATGCGCTGCTGGTGCATATCCGACGGATCTGCCGGGCCGACGGGCGCAGGTTTGCGCGGCTCGGCGCAACACCGGCATCAGCACTCGAGAGCAGCTGCAGGCATTGCTTCGGATCGCGCTCGACTGCCCCCTCCTGACGCTCGAGCACATCTTCGTTCACAGCTGGATGAACAGCACCATGGGCCAGCCCCTCACGGTGTACGGCGGGATCTGTGTACGCGGCATCGGTCCGGCGGACCTCCAGACGACGATTCACAACGTCATCGGCGGCTGGGGCGTGATCAGCGACGGCGCGGGCTCGAGCGTGGGGCAGCCGCTGACGCTCAACGATCCGGACTTCGTCCAACCGCCCATGTGTCCCGTCATCTATCACAGCACTATGGGGGGCTGGACGGGTGGCGTAGGCGAGCCGCTGATGGTGGCCGATCCGGTCAAGTGGGGCCTGCTGGTGTGCTTGCTGAAAAAGCACCTGCCGGCGCATGTCGCCTGGAGCGTGTGCCCCTGACCCCTGCAATTCGATTTTTCTCAAGGACTGCCCCGGCAGTCCTTTTTTTTGGCTGAAAGGAAATCATGGACCTGATAACCCACATCCCGGGGATAGCGAACTCCGGGCTATTCACACCAGGTGCGAACACGCCTTCGCCTTGGAACGTGCCGATCACTGGCGCGGTCGACGGCAACAGCCCGGCGAACGCGACGCGCAACATGGCGGAGATCTACAACCGGGTTCTGTTTTCGCGTGCGGCTCTTATCGAGGCCTCGGGTCTGCCGATCGATAACAGCGACTGGGCCCAACTCGTACATGCCTTTCGAACTAACGGGCTGATCTATGCGGCAGGCGCTGGCACGGCTAACGTGCAGACGGTTGCCTATACGCCGGCCATCAAAGCATTGGTTGATGGCATGGTGCTCTGGTTCAAGGCTGGGGCAACAAATACCGGGCCTATGACGCTGAATGTGAGCGGCCTGGGAGCGAAGGCTCTTGTCGGTGGTGCGCACGCGGCGCTGCAGGGCGGTGAAATTCTGGCCAATGGCAAGTGCCTGGTCGTGTGGAATGCGACATTGGACTCGTTCGTGTTGATCGAGTGCACGGGTGCGCCTCTGCAGGTTGCAAACGCGACGGCAGGGCAGCAGGCCGTCGCAATGAATCAGCTGTTTGGGGGGCTAAAGGGCATCGCTCGCTTTACGACAAGCTTTACCTTCGTTGTGCCGCCTGGCGTTACCACTCTGTGGGTTTCGGCGATCGCTGCCGGCGCTGGCGGCGGCTCCGGCGGTGGCGGTGATTCCACCTTCACCGGGAGCGGCGGTGGCGGCGGTGGCGCAGGCCAATGGGTGCTTCGTCAGGCCTACACGGTGGTCCCTGGTCAGACCATCACCGGAACGATGGGGGCTGCGGGGTCGTCTGTTCCTGGTACAGGATCCAGTGGAACCGCTGGCCAGGCTGGCGGCAACTTCACGATCACAAATCTGAACGGTGCGACGTTGACTCTCACCGGAGGCACTGGTGGTGGCGGAGGCTCAAATGGCTCGACAAGCGCCGTGGCGGGACCTAACGGCGGCGCGGGGCAGGCGCCGGGCGCGAATGGTGGCGATGGCTACAAGCTGGCGGGAACTGGCGCGGGCGGGGCAGGGGGAAGCAGCCCGTTTGGGGGCGGAGGCCCAGGTGGGCGCGCAGCAAGCGGTGCAAACGGCCTTCCTGGCACAGCAGGCAATGGCTTTGGTGCTGGCGGCGGTGGTGGGGGCGGCTACTACAGCCAGGGTGCCGGCAGCACGCAGTCGGGAGGCACTGGCGCCGGTGGCGCCCCAGCCCTCGCAATCTTCGAATGGTGATGAAGGACATAGAAATGAAATACGCAAACTTCCATCCGCTGACACGGGCGGTCGCTCGATTTCTTGACGATGCAGCCTTGGAGGCTGGTGGTTTGGATCCCGATGCGCTGCATCGGTTGCCCGACGACTTTGATCTGGACCAATCGCCGATCGGCTGGTTCGTTGTGCAGGGCGCGCTCACACGAGAGGTGCCGCATGCCAAGTTCGCGCTGTTCGATTTGGAAGGGAAAGCGGTCATGCAGTGGCAGGATCGGCTTGCCTTCCTATACCTCGACGCCGATCCAGCTGCCTTGCTTGCGCTGCCTGGTGATTTCGATATCAACCAGTCGACCGATGGCTGGTATGTGATCGACGGCGCGCTGTCGCGTGTGGCGCCGCCGGCGCCGCCGCCGCTGCCGCCGACCGACGCACAGGTGTTGGCTCAGCGAGATGCGTTGTTGGCAGAGGCGACGTTGCGCATTGCGCCCCTGCAAGACGCGGTCGACCTGGACGAGGCTACCGTCGAGGAAGCCGCGCTGCTGAGGAAGTGGAAAAAGTACCGGGTCGACCTGAGCCGCATCGAGCAGCAGGCGGGCTTCCCGGCGGCGGTTCAGTGGCCGGCAATGCCAGCCTGACCGAGATTCCCAAACAGTAACCCGCTTCGGCGGGTTTTGTCTTTCTGGAGCTCGCATTGCCCGAACCTACGACCACCGTCGCCGGCGCGATCGCCGCCGGCGCTTCTGCCATATCGCTCGCTCTGCTGGGCGTTGACTACTACAGCCTGATCTGGGGCATGGTCGGCGCCCTCTTGGCGCTGTACCAGGCGGCCAAGATGGGGCGCGTCCGCTCCGTCATCTTCGTAAGCCTGTCGACGCTCGTGGGTGCTGCCTGCGGCACAGGTGCGCTATCGACGTTCCAGAGCGAATCGCGGCCGCTGCTCATCGTGTGCAGCCTGGTCGCTGGCTTCGGGGCGCAATTGATCGTCACGGCACTCCTGAGGGCAGGCATCAACCGTATCGACAAGCTGGGCGGCGTGACCGACATCGACAAGCAGGGGGAACAGTGATGGAAGCCGCAATCCGCTGTTTGGGAATGGCTGTCTGCGCCTTGGTGTTGATGGCCTGCATCTGCCGCATCGACCTGATGCGGTTCCACACCAACCGAGCCGCATGGTTCGCCATGTATCTGCTGTTCGCCGTCTATGCCCTCGGCGTATTGCTCGACCTTCTTGCCGCGAGGCCGGTCGATTGGTACGAGGGCGCCGGCGTCGGCGGCGTGCTGCTCTACATGGCGCTGACCCGAAAACTTTGGCGTCAGGGGCCGCCCGCTGAAACCGAAACCGGAGGCCTGCGCAAGGCTGACGGATCTCCTCTCTGAAGGATCTCTCATGCACGAAGACCTCTCCACCGGGCCGGATGGCCACGAGCTCAATCATCACTACGAGGCCTGCAAGCTGCGGGCCTATCCAGATCCCGGCTCGCCGTTGTTCAAGGCGCTGCAGGCCGCCCGCATCGATCCCTACAGTCTGACCATGGTGCCGCTGCAGTTCGCGCACCTGAGCGGCAAGCCCTGGACGATCGGCTGGGGCGACACCGAGGGCGTGACCGTTGGCATGGTCATCAGCCAGGCTGAGGCGGACGGGCGCTATGCAAAGCGCCTGGTGCGCGATTTCGAGCCCGCGACTCGGCGCGCTGTGCAAGTGCCCGTCAATCAGCGGCAGTGGGATGCCATCGTTTCCACGGTCTACAACACTGGCCCCGGCGGTGGTGGCCGTGATGGCATCCTGTGGTTGGCTGATGGCCAGCCGTCTACGTTCTTGCGCAAACTCAATCTCGGGGACTACGCCGGCGCGGCCGCCGAACTCCCGAGGTGGGTTCGCGCTGGTGGTCAGGTACTCAAGGGCCTGCAGCGTCGACGCGAGGCGACGCGGCTCGTGTTCCTCGGCATGGACGCCAGCTCGGCCATCGTGTCGGGCGACGCGAAATTCCCATGAGTGCGATCGCGGGCCTTTTCGGCCTGGTGCCCGGTTGGCTCTGGGCTGGCCTGATGGCCGCCAGCGTCCTCCATGGGTGCTGGGTTGGCCACCAGCGCGACGGCGCCGTCAACGGGCTGCGCGACCTGCAGGCGAAGGTGGCGGAGCAGGAGTCCGTACGCGCGCAGGTCGCGTCGGCGGCCAACGCGAATTTCCGCAAGTTCGAACATCAACAGGCGGCTTCGGCCGCGGATCTGGAAAATGCAAATCAAACCGCCAAGCTGGCTGCGGGCACTGTCGATCGCAGCAATCGTGATGATGTTGACGGGTTGCGGCGCGATGTCGCCCGGCTCGACGCCGCCGCCCGAAGTGGTGGGCTGCCCAGCGCCGCCGCCTATCCCCGCGAGCTTGCGGCAAGCCGGCGAGCGGCTGAAAACGCAAGAGGACTATTCGTTGCGTGCGCAGCGGAATATCAGGCAGTGGCGGGAGAAGCTCGGCGAGACGTCATCGACCTCGGCACCGGAGTGAGCTACGCGAACCTTGTGCACACGCCTGCACCACCATGA